AGCAGAGAAACAGGACGCCTGCTATCACAAAGTTAAATCAAGATACAAAGTATGGCCCAGTGCCTACGCCAGTGGTGCATTAGTGCAGTGTCGTAAAAAGGGTGCGGCCAACTGGGGCAACAGCAAGAAGAAATAATGAGAGCCAGTGAGATAATCACGGAGAAGTGTTGGAAAGGCTACACCAAGAAGGGCATGAAGACCATGTTCGGCAAACGTGTGCCCAACTGCGTCAAGAAAGAGGACGTAGACATCTGTGTGAACTGTGGAGAGTTGGTGTTTGAAGAAACACTGAACGAGGACCTTAAGAAATGGTTCAAACAAAAATGGGTGCGAATGGGTCCAAAAGGAAAAATCAGAGGATCATGTGGTGGTAAATCAAAAGGCGAGGGCAAACCCAAATGCTTACCAGCCAAGAAGGCATACGCACTAGGCAAAAAAGGCAGGGCAAGTGCGGCGGCGAGAAAGAGAAGAAAAGATCCCAATCCGGATAGACGTGGTAAAGCGATAAACGTCAACACCAAGAAGAAAAAATAATTTGCATTCATAGGAAATCTGTTATATACTTGTTGGATAACAACAGGAGAAACAAATGGCAGTAAGAAACTTTAATGACGCTGAAAAGCAAAAATTGATTCAGATCATTTCACAGGGCTCACAGGTACTAGGTGAGGTTGAGGACTTGAAGGGTGGATTGAAAGACACAGTAAAAGCAATCTCAGAAGAACTAGAATTGAAACCAGCACTTATCAACAAAGCGATATCTGTTGCACACAAGGGCAACTACCAAAACATCGCAGACGAGATGGACACGCTGGAGAGCATACTTAACACGGCCGGCAAACTTTAATGTTAGCGAAAGTCAGATCATTCTGGCTTCGCAGTTTTGAAAGCGATAGGACAGCGTTCTATTTTGAACTCGTAAGTTTCGTATTCACAGTTGGAGCCAGCCTCACACTAGCGATAACGGCCTCGGATCCGGACATGACAATCGTGTATCCGGGATTCTTGGTAGGAGCACTAACACAATGTTATGCTTCATACAGGAGAGAAGCGGCGTTCGTGATGATGATCACTGGCTATTTCGCAATCATAAATGTCTACGGTTATGGCGTGGCAAGTTATTGGTGGTAATATAAAAATGAAAAAATGTCTTTTAATTGGTGATAGTCAAAGTCTCTACATACACCAGGATTTCTCTAAAGTTTTTGGTTCAGAGGATATCGAATGGATAAACCTATCCGAGGAGGGATTTGGCAATACATATATCACTGCACGTCTATTTGAATATGTAGACGACATCGGAATACCAGATTATGTGTATCTACAATATTCCCAACTGTGCAGGATAGACCTACCTTTAGATCTGAAAGTAACTGTACCCAATTACCGGTATCAAGTAAAAACCAACAGAAGAAATTGGGTAGCAAGTGGCGGTCGCAATGGATCGTGGAAATCGTGTGATATGCTGAAAAGGACTTTCGCATACATGTATGATATTACCTCACAAAAAAAAGGTAATTATGATCTAAGTCTACATGAAATTTTTAAAGGTATAGAACTATGCAAAACTCTAGGAATATCGTATAATTGGAGTAGTTCGTATGACTACACTAATCCACCAAACAAGGCCTCACGTTTAGCAGGAACAGTAGATAAATTGCCGCATTATATAGACATGTCTGCTCATGTAGGAGAATTCCCTTTGAATATAGCCTACGATTTAGGAGACATTCCCCATGACAATGAGCATTACAGCAGATCTGTAGGTGAACAATATCTGTTGAGAAACATGAGTAAGTTTAATATATAATGACTTATATTTTTGGTGACAGTTTTGCTGTCAACAGTGATGGTTGGGTAGGTATGTTAGGACGAGATGTTAGAATATTTTCACAAAACGGTGTTGGCGAATATAAAATTTACAAACAAGTGATTGAAAATTTAAAGTTTGATCAGGCCATAATCTGTCATACCTCTCCGTGGAGGGTACATACGAGAATGCATCCTGTTCATAAAAATAATTTAATTAGGGAAAATAATGATTTCCTGTTGAATGATGTTGAATATCATAGTAAAATAAACAAAGACATGCAAATTGTAAATGAATATCTAAAAAATTACTATGATCCTGAATATCAACAAGGTGTATACGATCTGATTGTAGATAAGTTATTAGAAATAACAAACACAATACACATCACTTTCCATGAGCCAGAAGACACGAAACAAATTGCACACAATTTTAATGACATATACAAACAGCATCCAGGAGATATAAATCACATGTCCAAAGATGGAAACATACTTACAGCAGAAAAAATTAAAAAACTTATATGAGTTACATAGACGCATTATTCAAAAAAGATGAGGACAAGATTTACGTGGTAGAACGTGATCCCAAGAAAGGCAGAATATTCACGGAGTATGATGCAAGGTACGTGTTCTACTACGAGGACGCAAGGGGCAAACACAGATCAATGACCGGTGCTCCATTACAGAAAGTGCAGTGTGCGACCAACAAAGAGTTCATTAAAGAACAGAGGATAAGATCCAACAAACAACTGTATGAAAACGACATAAATCCTGTGTTCAGATGCCTGGAAGAGAACTATTTGGGCAAGGAGACCCCAAAACTAAATGTGATGTTTTTCGATATTGAAGTTGACTTCGATCCAGATCGAGGTTATTCAACAACAGATGATCCGTTCATGCCCATAACTGCCATAAGTTGTTACATGAGCTGGACGGACCAACTGGTCACATTTGCCGTGCCACCAAAGACAATAAGCATGGCAGACGCAAAGGAACTCACAAAGAGGTTTGACAACACCATGTTGTTCGAGAAAGAGAAAGACATGTTGGATGCATTCCTGGAACTGGTGCAGGACGCTGACATACTGTCGGGTTGGAACAGTGAGGGATATGATATTCCATACACAGTTGGCCGGATACAGAAAGTGTTGAGTTCGGATGACACAAGAAGATTATGCTTCTGGGGTGAAAAACCTAGGAAGAGGGTGTTCGAAAAGTACGGTAGAGAACAGTTGAGTTTTGATCTCGTTGGACGTGTACACTTGGACTTGTTGGAACTATACAGGAAGTACACATATGAGGAAAGACACAGTTTTAGACTAGATGCGATCGGAGAACACGAACTAGATGAGAAGAAGACAGTGTACGAGGGATCACTAGATAATTTGTACAAAAACGACTTCGGGTTGTTCATAGAATACAATAGACAAGACACGGCACTACTGGCCAAACTTGAAAAGAAATTGAAGTTCATAGAACTTGCGAATGAGATAGCACACCAAAACACTGTGCTACTACAGACCACAATGGGTGCTGTTGCAGTTACAGAACAAGCGATCGTAAATGAAACCCACAGGCGTGGCATGATCGTGCCAGGCAGGAAATACAAGAAAGACGGAGAAGAGAATCAACCAGCGGCAGGAGCCCATGTGGCGACACCACAAAAAGGAATACACGATTGGATTGGATCTGTTGATATCAACTCACTGTATCCTAGTGTTATTAGGGCGTTGAACATGGGTCCGGAAACAATCGTGGGCCAGATAAGGCCGGTGATAACATCGGCAGAGATCAACAGGGCTAAATCTCAGAAGAAATCATTCGCGGCCGCATGGGACAGCCAATTTGGATCGTGGGAGTACCAAGCGGTCATGAACAAAGAAAAAGGCACAGAGATCATAGTGGACTACGAAGACAAGACCAGTGTGCGTATGAGTGCGGCACAACTGTATGACATAATTTTTGATGGCAACAACAAATGGATGTTGAGTGCAAACGGCACAATATTCACATACGAATATGAAGCGGTCATACCAGGCTTACTAAAACGTTGGTATGAAGAAAGACAGGATATGCAGAGAAAAATGCGTGAGTGTGGAGACAACGAGATCGAAAGGGAATATTGGGACAAGAGACAGTTGGTCAAGAAGATTAATCTGAACAGTCTGTATGGTGCGATATTGAATCCAGGATGTAGATTCTTTGACATAAGGATTGGTCAGAGTGTAACCCTCACAGGCAGATGTATCACACAGCACATGGCAAGCAAAACCAATGAGATTATTTCAGGCAAGTATGATCACAAAGGAGAAAGCATCGTGTACGGAGACACGGACTCGGTTTACTTTACAGCACACAAGACACTGCAGAAAGAGATCAACGAGGGATTGATTCCATGGACGAAAGATTCTGTTGTATCTTTG